GTTTACGAACTAAATCTGTCACAATAACTTGCTTTTCATAACTGAGGAAATTCCGTTCTTCTGCACTTACCGTAATCTCTTCCGTGACAAGCTTGAATTCAGGGAGTGCAAGTGTATTTAGAGTATCTGTAAAGAATGGTTGGTCTTGGAACTCGAGTACAAACTGAATTTTTTGTTTATGCACGGCGCATACTGGAAAATATGGTCTATTTGGCTTATTAGAAGAGTATTCATCACTTGCAAACTTTCTAGCAAAGAATAATTGTAAGGGTATAATCAGATCTGTATCAAGTCGCGATACAGAGTCTTTAATGGTCGAATCATCAAAACCAATACTTCTATTTACAAGAAAACTATTTGCTACCTTTTCAGACATTTCTAAATAAAGCTCATCGTATATAATACCCCAATCACTTTCAATCTTTTCAATCTCTGCATCGTCTACAAACATCGTTACACTTTTTAGAATATGTCTCCCCAGTTGATCGGTGTAATTACCATTTGTAATCTTTGGCATCGTGATACTCAGCCACATGTTACTAAGCAAATCACCCATACTTTGTGGTCTATATTCAACTTTGATGGTTTGTCCGAACGGCCATTTGGGTACCTGCCCGGGGTTCAGAATAGTTCGACTTCTATGATATTTCCTAAAATCAGAATGTCTTCTCTTAGTATTCGGGTTGAAGAATGACTCCGCTGGATCTTTGCAAAGTAAGTACGTATCTTGCTTTCCAATAGCTTTAAGTGAAATACTCGAAGCTTCACCCATACTTATCTATTGTCTATATATTTTTAATATCATTCTTCCACATACTGATTGGGCTCGTAGACTTCATAATACCCAATTCTGTTTTCGCCTGTTTAGATTGCGCGAGGAGATCTCTAACACTTTCATCGGTGTATTGAACTGTTTTAATGTTTAGGAGATAGTCATGATTGCCATTAATGAGTGGGAATAACCCTGCCAATTGAGTTTCAAGTTCCTTTTTTTTACGTCGAAACACTACGATATCACCATTGATAACCATCGTTACAAACTTTGACTTGTAATCGCACATCTTAGATTTAGCTTCGAGGGCTTTGATAAGGTACTCTTTACGCTTGATGTAGTACTTTTGACGAATACTAATGAAATCAGACAAGATCGATTCAGGTGTAGTGTATTTGTGTATACCTTTAGTTGGATGGAATAGATGCATATTTGTTGTGCGAATTGTTTTTTGAAGCTTGAGATCTTTTGTAACATCTTTGCCATTGTAGTCCTGAATAACAAAATCAACACTTTCAGTTGTACTGTTATTCGTAAACCCCGAAATAATCTTTTTCTCAACCAATGTATCAAGATATTCTTTGTAATCTTGCGTCCAACGACCTGGTGGTAGCTCACTCACTTTCACGGTCCGACCAATAACTTGAGAGACACCTTGGGTAATCCATGTATCATCCTCTAAGAAAACCCGGCCTTTGAAACCCCTAAACCAAGGTTTCATCCGTTTGATACTACCTCCATCAAGAACACTGATAATGTTATCGCGGATATCTTTGGGATTGAACGATGGTACGTAACAACTGAACCCCGTTCCGATACCTTCTGTACCATTTACAAGGACCATTGGGATAGTAGGCATATAAAACTCTGGTTCGATGGAGCGTCCGTCGTCATCGAGATAGTTTAGGATAGCATCATCCCTAGGATCGAAAATGCTTCGAGCTTCCGGTGTCAATCTGGTGAAAATATATCTCGTTTGAGAGGCATCCTTACCCCCCATTAGCCGTGTTCCAAATTGACCGCATGGTTCAAGAAGATTGATGTTATTGGAACCCACATAGTCATTCGCCAACTTAACGATAGTGTCTGCGAGAGATACTTCACCGTGATGGTAAGAACTCTTTTCGGCTACATATGCAGCCAGTTGTGCGACTTTCATCTCCTCACGTAGATTCTTTTGGAAGCATGAGTACATAACCTTCCTTTGAGAGGGTTTGAGACCATCTGCAACATGGGCGATCGAACGTTTCAAATCAGCGAGACTGAAGTTCACAAGATCTTTGTTAACAAAATCTGTAATAGTCAACTGCTTAACATGTCCGTAAGGTACTTCGAGCTCATGTGATTCCTTTGCAGTACTCTCGAGAAGCCATGTTTTACGAGCATCAGCCTTCTTCTTATCGAAGGCGAGAACAATAGAATTATCAGTCATAGAGTCCGTATCAAACTTCACTGTGAGTTCTTGGATTTTCTTAAAATATTCCCGAGCTTCTACAGAGGTTGATGTACCGAGACCCTTGTAATACTTGATACGCCACCCAGCTTTCCCATCACCATACCAGGTTCGAAATGCTGAATCCGTGTAAAAGGATTTGGAGTCCGACCCCTTGGTCGCCTTGATGATAGGGGTTACCATACTCACTACAAAACCCAACTTGAGGAGGCTTGGCCAGAAATAATGGATCATGTTTAGAATGAGACCCTTGATGTGAGAACCGTCATTATCTGCATCTGTCATAATCATGAGACGTCCGTAACGAAGTTCTGATACATCACTGTATTCCTTACCTTGCTGAAGACCCAAGATCTTCTTGAGATCGTTAAACTCTTGATTGGATGTGAGTTGGGACACTGAGACATCCCTGACATTCTTACACTTACCGCGGAGTGGGAATACACCATAGTGATCCCGACCAACTACTGAGAGTCCAGCAACCGCAAGGGTCTTGGCTGAATCACCTTCTGTTACAATCAACGTACACTTCCCCGATTGTGCTGTTCCAGCCTTGTTAGCATCATCCAATTTGGGAATCCCAGTGATTTTAGACTTACGAGCACCATCGGTCTTTTTTAGTTCCTTCATCTCCTTAAACTTTGAGAGAGCGGTGAGTTCTTCGTTGATTCCAGTTTTAAGAACATTCTTTATGAAATTCTTTGGTGGTTCAAACTTACTCCCAAAGTCTTGAGCTTTGAGGGTGCATTCGGACTTGACCTGACTTGAGAAGGCTGGATTCTCAAGGGTTGCCTTTACAAAGATATTGAACGTGTTCTTGACTTGTTGAGGTTTCAACTTAATCTTCTTAGCCATTTCCTCAATGATACCCGATGCAATTATGGATGCCACGTGGTCTACATGTGTACCACCCTTCGTAGTACAGATACCATTAACAAATGATACCTGCTCTAGGCCATTTTCCGAAGGGCCAATACAGACAGACCAACGGTCGTTGGAAAAGGAACAAACCTCCCCTACACCTTCGTGCATTTTGGCATACACCTCGAAGTTTTGTTTAGGGAGAACATCTCCATTGAACTTTACCTTACAATTAGGGGTGGTACAAATGTTTGCATCCCAGACCCGTTTTTGAAAAATCTTATAGATAGCATTCTCCATCTTAGACAACCCGAACCTTCGCCAGTCGGGAATAAATGTAATAGAAACAGATGAAACAGCACCCGCGTGCTTTTTGATTTTTGGTGGTTCACATACAGTCATATTGTTCGACCATTTCTGTGTATACGTCTGTTTACTTTCATGATCTTTGATGATGACAGAAAACTCGGAGGAGTATATGTTCGTCAGTTTAGCACCATATCCATTGCGTCCACCAACGACCCGCTTCTTAGAGTCATCATAGTTTGTACTTGTAAGGAGGTGCCCGAATGTGAGTTCAGGGTTCCATAGACCCTCCTTCTCATGCATACGAATACCGATACCACCGAGAGGTCCGTTATTCTCGATAGTCACAGCACCCGATTCTTTGTCGACGGTGACAGAAATAGATGTGACATGTTTGGGGTGCATAGAGTTGCGATCAACCGCGTTGACGAGGATTTCATCAAAGATTTTCAAGAGAGCTGGGGAATACCTCAAGTTCTTCTTTTCAAATTGGGATCTCGTATTACTGAGAATCCAATATGGTTCGACATTAAGGTCGACGGGCCCGACGTAAGAGTCAGGTCTCTTGAGAATGTGCTCGATATGGGTGAGCTTTTGTACGTTTTCCATATTTACTTGTCTTAATTACAAATCTAAGCTCTAACTTAGGCGTCTCTCCACTCTAAAAACATTTTGGCTCGCTCTTCGCAAAATGAAGGTTGACTCGGATTCGATATCATCTCACGCGAAATTTCAAACCATCTCTCATAGAAAATACTCGATTGGGTCGTGTGTACTTCAAATAGAAAATTTCTTACATCCTCGGGGTCGCATTCTGGATCTGCTAACATGATAGCTTGAACAGATGGTAAAACGACACACAGCCACTTCTTGTCGATTTTTCTCGGAGTCACAATTTTCATTAACTTTTGGATTTTCTTTCGCATGTCATCTGCATCAAATTCGACATCCCTGAAACCTTCACACATTCTCTGGATCTCATCACGCTTTGTAATTGTCGGTTTTTCACCGCGTACCAGGGTTCCAGTTTGGAAGTTCTCTAACAGCATCATTAACACGGTAGATGAATCGGCGAAGATGTTCTCTTTCACGATCACTTTATTGAAATTCAACTTCAAATCTTCTGCATACTGAAGTCCCAACTCCTTTGCCAAAGCGCATAGGGGGATCGTGTTATACGCATTGATATAATCTCCGATACTCAGGTTAAGACCCAGGTTCAATCGAAAGAAAATGTCTTCTTCTTCTCGGGGAGTCAATTTTTCGTATACGACGACTGAAATTTGCTTATCGTAGAATATTTCCTGGTCGGACTCGCACAATTCATCCCAAAATACTGTGCGACCGTCTCCCACGCGCAATCCAAATTTATTGTCAACAAAATTCATAAGTGCGCGTGTACGATGGCCACCATCCAGTATATAACCCTCCGTAGACGAATGTAAACTGATAACGATATTTGAGATCAATAGATTCTTGAATAACGAATCAATTGCCATGTGATACAATTCATCGGTCCATGTTTTATCGTCGCGTTGGATTGGGTGTAATTTCCATTTACCACTTAAAATTTTATTCAGGTATGTCCGAATATCAATGTCTTTAGACTTCTTTTCAGGGATAGATAAAGGGAGTACCGAATGAGTTAATTTCGTCATATTGGTTGGTTTGTGAGATACTTTTTAACATTTCAGAGAATCACTTAGGTCGAAAAAAAACTTTTTTAAGTATTTCGAGAACTGTTGCGATAGCTACCGGTACGCATATTTCTTTGAATCTGGGTATAACTATTTTTGGTTTTTGGAGTTTATTATGCAAATTTTTGATAGATGTACACATTCTTATGTATGTTCCCTCCGGTATTTCATTTCTGTATTCGTCTAGGGTTTCCATCACTACACATAAGTCTGTATCTATCGACATTAATTTATAGTATTATTTATTTCATTACAATCTATCTTCTAACTTAATTCTTCGTTCTCTTCATTAATCCTCTGTGTAAGATAACTATAGAAAATACCAGCTAGTCCCAAAGGTCCATACAAGTAATTAGAGTATGGAAAAGCTTCTACAACTGCCGCGATTAGAGCGAAAACATAGAATAAGATCATTGTAATAAACCGCCAACGCGCCATTCTTGAAACTTGTCCCACCCGCTCCACCTGCCGTGACCATCGAGTCCGATTCTCGAGGTGAAGGCGGAGCTCTTGAAGAGACAATTCGAGCTCGTCAATATTCTTTTCGAGTTCTTTGATGTATTCTTTCATTCGCTTGTACTTACCGAACATGAACATGGGTATAGCGTATATGATTAGAGATGACATACTTGAAAATTGTATTAATTATGTACTACTTAGGTGTCATAAAAATGTGAGTTTATATCAGATGACGAACAATAATAACAATCTCGAGAAAAATGAGGCAGAGTTACGAGGTTTGAAAAGAAAGCTTCTAAATCTCGAGAACAATAATAAGAAAAACGATAACAATCTCAAGAACAATAACAACTCTCGTAATAAGAATGTTGCAACTTGGTTAAATCGTGTAATGTCTCCAGGGAACAAGACAAATATAAAACCATCTAAACGGGCGTATCTCAAAACCAATGTGGGTAAGAATGGTAAGATATTTCATGTTTACGATAGAAATGGTTTGAAGAATTATTTAGCTTATTCACATTTCATTGGAGTGAATGCTGAACGACCAAGTCCCCTCACTAAAAGACCATTCAAACTTTCCAATATAAAAACGTACCCACCTAAGCCTGTCGTCAAAGCTCGTCGTGGTACAAAGAGGAAGAGGAGTGAAAGTCCTACAACGACACGCCGACAACGACGGTAATATTTTTCTTCCGTTAATTTAAGAAGATATGTATACATATTTCATAATTGCCATCTTCATTCTTATTTTGGTGATGCAAAATAAGACACGTGGTATGAAACAGTCTATCCAGAAGTTAATCAGACAATCCGCGCGTTATGCTACGACCGCACAACAGGATAAGTCTCCAGCAATATCTATACTCCACGCGAATTATGCAGTAGCCTATTTACATGCACTCAAAGATATTGTATCGGATTCACAAATCCACAATGCTACGGGTATAGATGTAAATAAGTTTAACGAACATGTCACAAACGTGCAAGATATGGTAACTAAAAAGACAACCGAGAAATTCCCAGATTTTACCGGACAAGTCGATCTCTATTTGGCAGGGTTGAGTGGGGAAACTTAATACCTAAGTTAATCCTTTTTTTCGTAAAAAAATAAGTTTATCTAACCATGGATATTATTCGAGATGATCTTTGGAAAACATGTCTCACCGATGCCATGAAAATGCATCGCATCGATGAGGCTAACGACAGGTGTTATAATTTAGCGGATGCTACTTGGAAGATGAAAATGTCTTATATCAGGCATAGTAAAAAGAGGGAAAACAGACAGCTTATTGTCATTGAAAAAACACCATCTGTTATAAACGAGAAACGTACACAATCTGTGATTTGTACTGCTATCACAATGGCTGGAAAACAATGTTCTTTCAAAGCGGTGTGTGGAGAGTTTTGTAAAAAACATAGGGTTGATAAGGGTGAAATTGGTAAAAAGGTAGATATTAGCAAAATTAAAATCAGTGATTAATGTAAAAGAATGTTAGATCAGGAGAGTCTTAGACCTGTAATCATAGCAATGTCTATCTACATCGTGATAAGTGCTCTCGTCCCACGCATTGTTACAACACCTAGTGGTATTGGTGTCATAGATGACCTCGTGATGTTTCTTATAGCTCAGAAAGATTCAATGATGAGTGGCACAATCCTAGTTGGTCTCATCGTTTTCGCCACCAATTATATTCAAGATGAACTCTTGTAAAACGTTCTCTCTCCCAACTAGTTTTCTAGTGTGTTCGTGATCCATGTGACGAACACGGTTTTCATACGCGTGTTTCATGAATTCCAAGAGTTGGTCGAAATTTGGGTCTCCCCATTTCATACCTTTTTTGAAGAGAAAATCGTCTCTCTCCAACTCTTGAAGTCCACAATCAATCGTATAAGGTGTTTTAATATACTCCGGTGCTCCACCATAATCCGTAATAATAACGGGTTTATTTTTCATTGCAGCCTCTACAGCCCCCATACCAACACCTTCAGAGTGTGAAAAGCTTACATAACAGTCACAGCGATCATGAATAGCATTCATTTCTTCGTCGGTTAAAAGAGTATTGATAACTTCAACCCTAGGAAATTGCATTTGTACGTCTTGATTAGATGTAGCCTTAACTACTAGCCGTGTATTTGGTTCATTTAACCGTATAAAAGCTTGTAGAATATCACGGAACTTCTTTCGGGGATCCATAACGTTTCCAATATGATAGAATGTATAAGGTTTTTCAGGAGGAGTTGGTATATGAGCGTGAATCACGTAAAAGTCGTTGTCAGGGAATTGTTTAGATAGAACCCGTTTACAGAATTGACTCGGAACAGCAACCTTTTTGAATTCTTTCATTATCATACCATAATCTTCATGTACTGTCTCAGTTTCACACACTGTCATACAGGCGAGATTCTTTACCCTAGTTTTCGCGTATTTGATGTATTCGATTTGATCGGGTGTTGGGATTACAAATATCAGAGCAGTATCAACTTCTGGGAGTTTTTGACCCAATTGATAATATTCACCATCAGGTAAAAACAGATTTACGTATTTCAATCCATGTTGTCCAATGCCTGTTTTCAAATTAGGACCGATGATGATCATTTGATTTAAAGATAATCTTTCTTTTATATATAGTAACATGTCTTCACTTCGCAAAGAAATCGAGCAGGAGATGATGCGCGTTCGCATCGACAAAAACCGTCTATTTGATCTACTTTTAAAGATCGTTGACAATGGTGGTGGTGGTTCCGGTCCAGGCGGTGTAGGTCCTGCCGGTCCCGCTGGTCCCCAAGGTCCTAGTGGTCCCCAGGGCCCTAAGGGTATCGCTGGCCTCACTGGTCCCGCTGGCCCTAAGGGTACCATCGTTCGCGCTGAACCCGAAGCCCCTAAAACTGAGGCCCCTAAAACTGAGGCGTCAGCCACTCCCACTAAAGCACCCGTTAAGAAGATTCCCATTAAGAAAAAGGCGTAAACAACCGCTTAAATAGCGAAATCTATATAAAGTCAAAACCCCTATTATAAATACATGATTGCCCTTGCTTGCGCACCGACACGTATTTATAACATGGCTGAAAAGAAGAATGAAAACAAAGTAAAAAAAAACGAACAACGTCATTGGCGCCAACACTCTACAGGTACTTCAGTTCGACCACATAGGTTCGCCATGGAAAAAACACCCGAAACACCTAAAATTGAAGATTCAAATATTGAAGAGTTACGAGAAGAGATTGTTAAATATAAGATTGCGAATCAGAAAATGAAGGTATTGGCAGGATGGAACCTACGTTCTACAAAATCCGCTCTCAAGGACGTACAAGGTATACTTGAAACTTTGGATGATCTCTATGGTGAAGAGGCGTTTGAGGAATGAGTTATATAAACCTCTTTATAGATATGATTATAGACACGAAACGTATCACACCTGCGAGTAATTCTGTTTCTGCCATCATATTACATATATTATGTATATGATCGTATGATATTACTGGATTATTCAACATATCAATAATATAGGGGGAGACACGGGTTGATATGGCTTTTTTACCATGTTGTCTCCCTATATATAAAAATCTCTTACCCACAATGGTCGACATTTTTACCACCCGTAAAAACCCGAAACCCATATATCATTCGATAACATAATAATCTTTATACTACTGACACTGGTGTTTTATTCACCCACCATAAAAATCCACCAAACATAGATACTAGAACTACAATTAGAAGACCGAAAGAGTATTTCTTAGGATTCTCTTCCGGGGGTTTATCTGGTAATTTTTGCACGTTTTGATTGAGGGTTTCGAGTTTTTGTAACAGTTTATTCAACATATCTAATATTAGAACTTCCTTGTTTACGGGTTTTTCTTTGATATTAACAGTTGTAATTTCTAGAACCATAGACCATTGTGCATCGGGTTGGAGAGGAAGATAATCACCATCATCCTGTTGTTCGAATATTTTGAAGTTTAGTTTTTTTATAGATATAGGATTGAAGTATCTAGTTGGAGGGTTAAAACTCTTCCATTGTTTGTCTCGCATTAATATTCCATCACTACCAACAAAATGTCTTTCTAATGGAACCCTGGCTAAAATCTGACCGTTTCGTTCATCTAACATTTGAGCTATTTTTGGGACATCGGGGCATACGATGTCCAGGTATTTTGCAATATTCGTGTTGAGGTTTGAATCATTTTCACCTATCTGTGTTACAAAAAAATCAACCATCTTAATGCCAATAACCCGGCTCATATCTTCGACATGTGTATTTGATTTCAGTGTAAGATCGAGTGCAAATACATTATTCGTTCCATTTACAAATTTGGAATCGAGTACCACATATTGAACTTTTTTGGGTACGTCTTCTAATCCCATATCTAATAGTATCTCACAAAATAATATAAGTATTAAGTAAGCAGAATGCAATCTATGCAAAATCTGCCACCTATGCAAAATATGCCACCTACGAACACTCAGGGCGGTGGTTCAAGTATGTATTTATATATACTCCTCATTTGTTGTTGTTGTCTCTCTAGCAGCGCCGCTGGGTATTGGTTTACCAAGTTACGCGCCCGCCCCATGT